TATAATCCCCTAAGAAATTTACTTCTTTTGCTTTCCCACCGTCTTAACGGTTTTCTCTTTTGGTAAATCTGGGTTCATAGACTTACCAAGTAAATCAATAAATGATTTTACACTTGCTGAATCTACACCTCCATTTTCATCAATCCAATCGGAAACATCATACTTGCTAAAATCTGGTTTAATGTCATTTCTAACAAATCCATAAACTAGCGAGTAATACATTAATTCTGGCAACACCTTAAAAGGGTTTTTACTCATATCCTCCTCCAGTGATTCCATTGTTGTTGTTGTGTTCTCAATGAACAATCCTAAAAAACCCATTCCGAAATGAAATGTACGGTCTTTTCCTCCAAGCCTAATTTTGGCTACTTTTTTTCCAGTCATTATTATTATTTGGTTTTAATTTTTAAACGTTCGGGTCAGTTGTTACAATTGCACCATCTCCAGAAATTGTAACACTAAAAGTTGTGTTTTCTTGGTTCGTTGGTGAATCCATTGACAAGTCAGTGATATAACCAGTTCCGTAGTAAGCAATATTTGTCGTTAATCCAGAATCTAATTTCCAAGTCACGAGAGTTTTTGCTTGTTGCAATTCAAAAAGCGTATCATGTGAAAACTTAGTTGTATCACCACCAACACCGGTATCGATATAAATACCCTCTCCAGAAAGAGAATAATCAAAATTACCAGCCGTTTTTCTAGTTACTCCAGCCTCACATTTTGTTACTACTTCATTAACCCCTAAAGAACTTGAAAGTGCGTTTGAAGTTAAGCAAGCCAAAGGCTCGTAAGCCGACGTGTCGTAGATATAAAGGATATTTACATCACCTTTAATAAAAGTTTCATTTGCCATTTTTAATATATTTATTATTTATTGTGTTCCAAAGTTACTATTAATTATTTAATTCTTAATTCCAAGCGTAAAAACTTCCTAAAGAAAGTACCGTTTGGTAAAACCGTTGCTAAATCGTTTGGAAAAAACATTAATTGAGAATCCACAACCAAGCCACTGCCCGTTAAATCTAAATCGGCCACCATTGAGGCCCTCAAAGCCTCTAATACATTATCAGCTAAAAGCCTACTTCCTACATTGGACGTGGCACCATAAAGAGTGCAAACCTCTAATAAAATGGTGCTGGACCAGAAATTTGAGCATTTATTATAAAGTACATCATTGCTTTGCACTGTCATAAGTACGTATGCCCCATTTTCATCGGTTGTGCTGGTGTATCTACTATCATATACATTGATTGTAACACCATCAACTAAAGTTCCATTAAACCTATCGAAAATAGATTTGCGAATATATTTATCCGGAAGTGATTTAACCATCTAAATTAAAGTTTTTAGTTAATTGTTTTATTTTCTCGTAAAACTGTTTTCGGCCATAATTAAATGCTGGGTATAAAAATGGATTTGCCTCGATTCCGTCCTTTAATATCGTTACTAAAATTGGATAAGCTGATTCCTCTGGAATACCTTTTAATCTACACCATTGTTTAATTTCATCTAAAGCATCATCCCATTTAATACCAGTTTTACCCTTAAATTGACTAGCAAAATCTGCCCACTCTGGACTTATAAAAACCTTTATACCGGTTCCAAATTCCACATAAGGGGCATAATCTACATTATTCCCTATTTTATAAGTGGCCTCTGCTATTTTCTCATTATACATTCCAGCTCTTAAAGCACCTTTATAAACTGGCACTAATTTAGTGGCATATCTCCAAATATCATCTGCACTAGCTTGGGCCTCTGCATCGGCTTGTGCCTTTATTTTTGCTGGGGCTTTCAGTAAGAGCTTTTCCAACCTCTTAAAATCGCTTGTATCTATGGTTAATCTGGACATTAATTTAAACCTATTATGAGTTTTGCAATTACAATTTGCTGAACGTGTTTAAAGCCATCAGTTTTTACATCGGTGATTTTATAATCTAAACTTTTATATCTTAAAACGTGTTTCTTTGCATCAATAGTAAATGATGGGTCGTATCTAAAAGTAAACTTATAGGTATTTGTAAAGTCTGTTATGCCGGCCTCACTCTGGTAACTGCTGGCCGTCATATCCTCAACAATGGACCAACGAGTTTTTGCCAATGTTAATGTCGTAGTGTTTCCACCATAACCATCGGCCACAATTGTAGTTTCGTAAATCTCAACTCGTTTATTTGCTTGTCTAGGTCTAAACATCTTTAAAATATAAATCTACGTTCTGAACTTAAAATTGCCATTACTGAACTTGGAACGTACCCTTTCATCACGGTTTCAGTTTCACTGCCATAAAACCATAATTTTACAGTTTCTAAAACAGCTTGTATAAAGATAGCTTTCACATTGGTTGTATCACTATGACCTATTGAGGCCGTAATGCTCTCTAAGGTCGTGTTATTTAGCTCATATACGCTGTAAAGTTGTTTTACTGTCACCTCGTAATCGTCTGCGCTCGCTGGTGCTGTTATCGCTGTAATAGGATAGGCATAAACTCTGGCATAATTTTGAGTATTAAAATAAAACGTTTTCGATTGTGGTTTTAAAAAAACTTGCGTGTATTGCTCGATAAGTTCACAAGCTGAATCTATCATAATGCCAACCTCAACATCAACGCCCGTTATGTCGTCATCAATACGCAGATAAGTTTTGGCCGTTGCAAGTGAGATTAAATCTGTGTAATCTGTGATTATTGCCATTTATTTTTTCTCTATTGCCTTTTTAGGCTGTTTCTTGTTTTCCTTTGCTTTAGGCTCTAAAAAAGCCCCTATATCGGTGCGCTTACCAGTGTACTCTTCACCAACGGCAAAAGCCTTTCTTGTTTTGTTGCAAAAAAATGATTTAATTACTTTAGACATAATCTTGTTTTTTAATGTTTCACCAAAGTTACAAAAAAAAGGGTTAAAGTTTTTACGCCTTAACCCTACCCAAATAATAATGACTAACTCTAGCCAAAATTAAGTTATAAAAAACCGTTACAGTCTGGTAAGGCTTTTCGCCCTCGCCCACGTTGTAACGGTTTTTACTATCAATCAATCTATACTGCTGTGAAGTCACCATAAATTATGGCATCCGGTCTATGTACTGCTAAACCAACTTGTGCTTCAATTCTTGCCGTAATGTTGTTTTTCGTAAAGTTATCAGCATCTTCAGTAGAAAATTCTAAAGATAACCCCTCTGTAACAACTTTCTTAACTGTACTCCAGTCACCAACATAATATTTGTTAGTTGCCAGCCAGTTAGCCTTTACAACTGCAATTCCTAAACATCTAAGAACTCCACCATCATACGACCACCCTAAAGGTAAACCGTAACCAGCACCCGTAGATTTTTCAATCTGTAAGATACTATAATAATCGGCTGTTGTCATAACAATACCATCAACATCAAAATCCAAAGCCTCTAAAGTAGCGATTTCATTCATTAACATTTCAGATTTGTTTTTCCCAGTAATTACTTGCGCACTCGCTGTCGCTTGGCCTAATAAATTAGTGTTGAAAATTGTACTTTCAGCTTTCAAATAATCTCTACGCATTGCGTTTGGTAAGAACCCTTCAAGATAAGCAACATTGTTAGCCATCTTTTTAGAGTAACGAGCGAAACCAGCGATAAAATCAGTGGTAACGTCAATATGAGCAAAGTCATAATCTCTTTGTGCTTTATCAGCTCCTTCTGTTTGAGTAGCCATTGCACCCTCTCCAGCACTTTCTCTTGGAAAAGTATATGTACCACCACTAATCGGAATAACACCAACTAAATCGCTAAAACTAACTTTTTGGTTTGGTACTTTAGCAACTATATTACTAAAATCTCTTTCCTCGTCGCCAGTGATATTTGCTGTCGTCATGTTGCCAACGGCTTTAACCTCTAAATCAAGGTTATGGCCTTTACGAACTCTTGAGATTTGCTCTAAATTGTCCTTAATGGTAGATTTAAGCTCCATAAACGCAGTCTTACCTTGCGTTCCAGTTCCTAAACCTTGTCCTTTTACATCTAGTTTATCTAAATGGTCTTGTTGAGTTTTGCTTAAAGATTTAAGCTCCTCAATTTCTTTTTGTGCATCAGCACGTTCAGTCGTAGATTTTGCCTCTAAAGCATCAATTTTAGACTTTATCTCTGCATCAATACCAGTTTTTAGGTCTTGCACAGCCGTTTTAATTTCGTTAGAGTTTGAATCTTTTAATTTTGATTCTAAGTTCTCTAAAGCATCTTTTAATTCTAAGTTCATTATATTGTTTTTAATGAATTAATTTTTTGTTGTAACGGCTTAATATGCTTAAAAGTGATTGCTCGGCTTTCAGTTTACTAAGTGTTTAAGGACCAAAGTTAACAAATTATTTTTTATTCTTTGATTTTGCACGCCCAGAGTTGAACTTAGCAAAGTTTTTCATTCGCTCTTTTAACTCTTCATCGGTGTATTTCGTGTTATTGTGGTTATGCGTTAAAACATAAGATGATAATGGTGGCATCGGTATATCAACATGGGTTTCAGTGCCATAATACTCACCTAATAAATTGCCGTTTTCATCATAGATTAAAGCCGTTTCTTTTTGCTGGTCCTTAATTTCTTGCTCTTTGGACCTCATAGACCCCCACTTATCGGTCCAACGTCCATTTTTATCTCGTCTTTGAGTTGGTTTGAATCCAGCTTTTTGTTCGTTTTGTAGTTTAAATATTAAAGGCTTTTTACTCATTATAATAGTTGCCCCTATTTCGTTTGGGTCGTTAATTTTTATATCGTGAGGCCATCCATTACCGTAAACTTTATACAAATAATCACCATATTTATATTTTGAGGCTTGGAACGCTGAACCCTCTATTATATCACTTGAAACAAATGTAAAACTGTAACCCTCGCTTTCAAACCAATCGGCCATATCTTCAACATCTTCTAAGTATGGGCCACCATAATCAATATAAGTGGTTCTTATTAATTCTTGATATACTGAACTATCTAAAATTTCACCTTTACTAATTTCGTCTATTTCATATTTTGAACTATGATAACCTAAAAAATGTTCTGGCTCTTTAGTTGGACCTCCAGAACCCCATGTACCATCATCATTTCTGCTTTGGTTTGGGTCAAATCCAGCTTTAAAACTTAAATCTTTTTTTCTTTTTAATAAGCCATAAGTAACAATGCCATTTTCTGAAATTTCTAAAGCATCAAAACCTAAATCGTAAATTATCTCTGAAACAATTTTTGATGTTTCTGGTTTGTTTAATAAAGTACTTAAAGCCTCGACTTTATCACCAGCTAATTCTTTAAATTTTCTTATTTTATCTGAAAGTACTCTATAATCTTCAATTGATATTTCTTTAGCCTTAACCATTCTAGTTAAATATTGCCTAAAAATATTACTTATGTTGTCACTGGTCACATATTGGTTTGGCCTTTTATAAGGAAACCTTAAAGCATTTTGTGGTTTGTCAACTTCCCATGAATCCACTAATGGGTTTCCCTCATCGTCCCATTCT